TTCAACACACGGGTGTTGTACCATTTCTCAAGAAGTTTGAAGCGACTGTCAGATGTTGCACGCAAAATGGCATACGAGGTGGATCCGCGACAGTACACTTCCCAATCTGGCACCAAGAAATAGAAGATATTTTAGTCCTTAAGAATAACAAGGGAACGGAAGATAATCGTGTCCGCAAACTTGATTACTCCATTCAAATTAGCAAGTTATTCTATGAAAGATTTATTCAAGACGGTGAGATCACGCTTTTCTCCCCACATGATGTACCTGGACTTTATGATTCTTTCGGACTCCCTGAGTTTGATGATCTCTACTGTTCATATGAAAAAGATCCGTCCATTCCGAAAAAGACTATTAAAGCACAAGAACTCCTCCTTAACCTTCTTAAGGAACGTGCGGAAACGGGTCGAATCTACATTATGAATATTGACCACTGTAATTCTCACTCATCTTTTAAAGATAAGATAAACATGAGTAATCTCTGCCAAGAAATTACTTTGCCAACTTATCCAATTAATCACATTGATGATGACAATGGGGAGATTGCACTTTGTATTCTTTCTGCTATCAATGTTGGAAAGGTAAAATCTGATGATGAGTTGGAGGATCTTTGTGATCTTTCTGTTCGTGGCCTGGAAGAACTCATTGACTACCAGGAGTACCCTGTAGCATCTGCAGAACGTGCCACAAAGGCCCGTAGGTCCCTTGGAGTGGGTTTTATCGGTCTGGCTCATTACCTGGCTAAACTGGGTTTCAACTACGATTCTCAGGAGGCCTGGGACGCTGTTCATGGTCTTTCGGAATCGTTTCAATACTATCTCCTGAAAGCATCAAATCAACTTGCTAAAGAGAAAGGTCATTGTACTGACTTTGGACGTACTAAGTATGCTGATGGTATTCTTCCCATTGATACATATAAGAAAGATGTTGATGAAGTTTCAAACGTTAATCTGAATCATGATTGGGAAGATCTTAGATCATCTATCTTGGAATATGGCCTTAGGCACTCAACATTGTCCGCACAGATGCCATCGGAGAGCAGTTCCGTTGTGTCAAACGCAACCAATGGAATTGAACCACCCAGAGATTATTTGTCCATTAAGAAATCAAAGAAGGGTCCACTCAAGCAAATTGTCCCACAATATAATTCTCTTAAGAACTCTTATACACTTCTTTGGGATATGGAGTCCAATCGTGGTTATATTAATGTTGTTGCTGTGATGCAAAAGTTCTTTGATCAAGCAATCTCTGGAAACTGGTCTTATAATCCACAAAATTATCCGAATAATGAAGTTCCAGTGTCAGTGATGGCACATGATATGCTTTACTCATATTCAATAGGGTGGAAAACATCATATTACCAAAACACTTATGATATTAAAACTGATGAGGTGGTAGAAGAAGAGAAACTAGATCTTAACGATTTGATTTGTGAATTAAGTTCTGTATCGGAGTGTGATTCTTGTGCAATATAATTTCAAAAATTCCAACCAAAATGAAGAGATGAAAGTAAAGGGAATGACAGTTTTTAACACTCAAGATGTTGATACCAAAAAACAACCAATGTTCTTTGGACAACCTCTTGGGATTCAGAGATATGATTCCTATAAGTATCCAGTATTTGATAAACTAACTACTCAACAACTTGGATACTTCTGGAGACCTGAGGAGGTATCTCTTCAAAAGGATCGTGGTGATTATCAAACTCTTCGGCCAGAACAAAAACATATCTATACTTCCAATCTGAAGTATCAGATCATGCTTGATTCTGTTCAAGGCCGAGGCCCTGGAATGGCATTCATTCCCTATTGTTCTTTGCCAGAACTAGAGGCATGTATGGAAGTGTGGGGATTTATGGAAATGATTCACTCACGTTCTTATACATATATTATCAAGAATGTGTACCCAGATCCTTCTGAGGTATTTGATACTATTATCAAAGATCAACGCATTCTGGAACGTGCTAAGAGCGTTACAGAGTCATATGATGACTTTATTCAATCGGCACAACAGTACGGTACATCTGATACTTGGATACATAACCTTGAAGGCGTTGACTACGCAAAGGATACGATCCGAGATGTCAAGAGAAAACTCTACAGAGCAATTGCAAATGTTAATATTCTGGAGGGCATACGATTCTATGTGTCGTTCGCATGTTCTTTTGCCTTTGGTGAGCTTAAGCTCATGGAAGGAAGTTCAAAGATTATATCCCTCATCGCGAGAGACGAAAATCAACATCTAGCAATCACTCAGAATATTCTGAACAAATGGAAGGATGGGGATGATCCTGAAATGAAACAGATTGCCAAAGAAGAAGAGGATTGGGTTTATAATATGTTTGAACGTGCTGTAAACGAAGAAAAGCGTTGGGCAGATTATCTGTTCAAAGATGGTAGTATGATTGGACTTAACGATAAACTTCTTCATCAGTATGTTGAATGGATTGCAAATCGTAGAATGAAGTCAATTGGACTAAAACCATCTTATGACATTCCAGCAAAAAACAATCCACTTCCTTGGACCTCTCATTGGATCTCTTCCAAAGGTCTTCAGGTCGCGCCACAGCAAACACAGGTTCAGTCCTATGTGGTTGGGGGTATTAAACAAGATGTTAAAAAAGACACATTTGCTGGTTTCAAACTTTAATTGACTTTAAGACTGAAATGGTGTATTATATAAATAATAATAATAGGTAAGTTCAGTCTTAAAATGAATAATTATATTCTTTACTATTACTTAAGGGAGGACTTTAGTTCTCCATTTTATGTTGGTTATGGGAAACCAAGAAGAATACACGCAAGACACTCCAGAAGAAATGGTGCTGAAATTTTACCACCAAGAGAAAGAAGATGGATTGTAAAATCTGGATTAACCAAAGAAGAAGCAATAGAACTTGAGATAAAACATATATCACTCTGGAAAAGAGAATGTGATGGTGGGGTTTTATTAAATCAAAATCTTGGTGGTGAAGGAAAACCTGGAGGACAGAGAACTAAAGGATTTAGTGGAAGGAAACATAGTGAAGAATCAAAAAAAAGAATAAGTGAAAAAGTTTCTGGTAAGAATAATCCAAGATATGGAGTTAAATTATCACAAGAGATACGAACAAAAATAAGTCAAAACAGAACTCCTCAATTTGGAAAAGATAATCCAAATTCTAAAACCTGGAAAATTATTTCTCCTGAAAATAAAGAGTATATTATTGTTGGAGGATTAAAGGATTTTTGTAAGTCTCAAAATATTTCATATGCTACTATGATTGCCGCAATTAAGTATGATAGAAAAGGCCCTAGAAAAAATGGGTGGATCATTGAGAAAGTTTAGAATATCACTACCAGAAGATTTGTGTGTAGTAAAACTTCAAGAGTATTGTAAGTTCTCTCATACTCTGTTAAAAGTTCCTGTAGTATCTAAACCATTATGTGTTGATGCAAATTGCCATAATAATGTAAATCATTATGTGAATACTTATGGTGGAGAAAAAATAATCGGATATTATTTAATTACAGACGTTGATGATGAAACTTATGGATGTGCGATATATCATAGTATTTGGAGAAATACTTATGGAGACTTGATAGATATAACGCCATTTGATGATGGAAGAGAATATAATATGTTTTCTGTGTTGGATGATGCAGATTATTATTCTGGAGTTGTTTATGATGGAACAAATTATAAAATATTAGAACCAGGCCTTAATGTTGTTTAGATCATAAATAACCAGAAACTAAATATTATTTCAATTGGAATGATGACAAAAAGTAAACTCAGTAAAGATGAATTTAAAGTTCGTATATTAAAACTGAAAAACGAATTACATCACGACGAAATGTGGTATTCCGACCCCAAGATCCTTGCGAATAAATACTTGAACAAGGTTCTTGACATAATTGATGAGTACAAATATTGACTATGAAAACCCTTGGTACTATAATGGAATACCTTTTACCAGTGATGATATTGGGGACTACTTTGGTTTTGTTTATCTCATTACCAATAAGTCCAACCAGAGAAAATACATTGGGAGAAAGTATCTGTGGCAATTCAGAACTCCGCCAGGTAAAAAGCGAAAAGTAAAATCAGAATCTAATTGGAAAGAGTATTATGGGTCTTGTCCGGAACTTAAAGAAGACATTATCAAATTTGGTAGAGAAAATTTTAGTCGAACTATCTTATCATTACATAA